AGCACTTGGTGTGGACACAGACGAAAGCAAACTGCTCAAGCTGAGCATGGCCATGATTGACGATGTTGCCAAAACTATTTCCACATTTATGAGTGACTACAAAGCCTTGGCCGAAGGCGAGCGTCCCAAAGTCATGTTTGTGATCGACTCGCTAGGTATGTTACTCACACCCACTGATGTGAATCAGTTTGATGCCGGCGAAATGAAAGGTGACTTGGGTCGTAAACCCAAAGCACTCACAGCTTTGGTGCGTAACTGTGTCAACATGTTTGGTAGTTACAATGTGGGTCTGGTATGTACCAATCATACCTATGCGTCACAAGACATGTTTGATCCTGATGATAAAATCTCAGGCGGTCAGGGCTTTATCTATGCGTCGTCTATCGTTGTAGCCATGAAGAAACTCAAGCTCAAAGAAGATGAAGATGGCAACAAGGTCACAGACGTCATGGGTATTCGTTCAGCATGCAAGGTCATGAAAACACGCTATGCCAAACCCTTTGAAGGTGTGCAAGTCAAGATTCCTTATGAAACAGGCATGAATCCCTACAGCGGTTTAACTGACTTGGCCGAGAAAAAAGGACTGCTCAAGAAGGATGGTAACAGGCTTATGTTTGTGACCAGCCAAGGAGAGATTATCAAATACTTCCGCAAAGGTTGGGAATCCAATGAAGACGGTTGTCTGGACAAAGTCATGGCTGATTTTAAAAATCAAAAGACCGAGGTAAGTACAGCTGAATCAGATACGGAGGAATAACCTGATGTCAGTTGAACTAGCAAGCGAAATTTGGACCGAAGTAAAACGATATATCAACTCAGTTGATCGCAGTGAAGCCGCAGAAACAGTGGTCGGTATTCTCATCGACAACGATGTAGATGCCGAAGATATTAAAACTATTTTCAAAGGTGACGGAGACATCAAACGTGCTCTAGCTGACTACCTCAAGGAAGAAGAAGAACTTGAGGAGGAGGAAGAAGATGACTACGACGATGACTATTGATGTCAAACTATTATTGCAATCAAAAGTTTTGGTGGCTGTCAGTTGATTTAGAAAAGTTTAATACTTTTAGTTGTTGTGCGGCAACACCACAACGTATAGATCTGTCCTGGCTTCGACAACATCCAGGGCAGATTTTCAACACTCCTGAGTTACAGAAAGAACGACAAATGATGCTGGACAACGTTCCAGTTTCAACTTGCAGTGCATCTTGTTGGATTCCTGAGTCACAAGGAATGTTTAGTAGACGTTTGACAACCAACGGGCAAACCCAAACACACACAAACACAGTGGCATCACCAGAAACAGTGAATGTCATAGTGGGCACTGATTGCAATATGACCTGTGTGTACTGTTGCAAGTTTTACAGCACTGCCTGGAGCAGAGATGTTGCTCAAGCTACCTATCCAGTAGAAAGAACCGACGATAGATTTGTCATCAATGATAAAGATCGTGTATTACAGTTCATAAGTCAAAAAGAGATTGCATCATCTGCTACACGTCAGCTCATGCTCAAAGAACTGGTCGAGTTATGCCAATCACCCACACTCAAAGAAGTAATGATCACAGGCGGAGAACCATTTCTCTATCTTGATTTGCACCGATTGGTTGAGTCCATACCGGCACATGTCAAAGTAAAGATTTGGTCAGGTCTCGGAGTTGACGAACGACGGTTTGGTCGCGAAGTTGAAAGACTATCAGACAATGTCACAGTAGTAATCAGTGCCGAGAACACAGGTGCTGCCTACGAGTTTACAAGATACGGTAATACTTGGCAACGTTTCAACAATAATATTGATCAGTTAAAACAACAGGGCATAAGTTATGAGTTCAACGCCACTGTTACCAATCTAACCTTGCCCGGTTTATTAGAGTTTATTCGCTGGGCCGACAGTGTACCTATTAACTTTCAACCCTGTACCGATCCAGATTACCTATCAATCAGTGTGCTAGATCAAGAAACCAAAAGCATGATTAAAAAAGATCTAGCACTACTGCCTGAGTTTGTGTCTGGTGCATTAGAGGTTGAACCCACCGACAAACAAGTGTATAATCTTAAAGCATATATCAAAGAATTTGCACAACGAAGATCGTTGAGTTTATCTGTGTTTCCATCTTCGTTATCCAGCTGGCTTGAACAATGAACAAATACTTTCCTATCAAAACAGAAACAGCATGTCAGCTTAAATGGACTTGGAGTACCATACATCTCTACACGGGCGAAACCAACAGTTGTCATCGTGTAAACGAGACAAAGATTGACCCTGAACATTTTGAACGTTTCCACAACACAGAAAAAAAACTCAATGATCGTCAACTCATGCTCAACGGCCAATGGCCACAAGGCGGCTGTGAATACTGTGCCAACATTGAACGTGCTGGCGGTAAAAGTGACAGACAGTTTCAGATTGAGATTCCTAATCTAGTTCCACCAGAGTTAGACATCAACCCTACTGCGGTCGAAGTCACTCCTCGTATTGTTGAGGTATATTTAGACAATGTGTGCAACATGAGTTGTATCTACTGTGAAGACAAGTTCAGCAGTCGGATACAGCAAGAAAATCTACGCCACAGCGATTTCAAATACAACACACTGGAGATTAAAAATACTTCAATCAAAACCTCTGAGTTTGACGTGCTGTCGTTGAAGTTTTGGCAATGGATGGAAGATAACTATTCAACTCTGCGCAGACTACATGTGCTAGGCGGCGAACCTTTCTTTCAAAGTCAGTTTGAAACGTGTTTGTTGTTTCTTGAACAACACAGCAATCCTGAGTTAGAGTTTAATGTTGTTTCTAACTTAAAAGTTTCTCGAGCCAAACTTGAACAGTTTTTAGAACGTATCAAGTCTCTGTTAAAGCAACGACGTATCAAACGAGTTGATCTTACATGTAGTATTGACTGTTGGGGCAGTGAGCAAGAGTACATACGTTACGGTATTGACATGAAAGAGTGGCAAAGTAACTTTGAGTATCTTGTAGCACAGCGTTGGATTACACTTAACATCAATCAGACAATCACTGCACTAGGCATGAAATCTATGATTGATCTTGTAAGATTTGTCAATCAACAAAGGCAACATCGAGAGATTGGTCACTACTTTATGAGTTGCAATAATAGACCGCATCTCTATCCAGGTATCTTTGGTGCTGGATTCTTTGATCAGGAGCTGGATCTTGTACTCAGTGAAATGCCCGATCAGACTTGGCAACAAAAACATGCCAGGTCGTTAATGGCTGGATTGAAAACAGAGTTTAACACGCACCAACGCAACAGTGAACAGATTGATAATCTGTTGCACTTTCTCAATGAAATAGATCTACGCCGCGGACTCGATTGGAAAAAAACATTTCCGTGGTTGATCAAGGAGTTTGAACATGTGGTATAGTAAAGTAACAGCCAATCTTGGCAACATACCTGACTTTATCCAGCACTATGAACACGAGCTCAACGAAGCTAAAAAAGAGTGTCGTATTGGCGGCCTGGTTGAAAAAAATATTTCAGCATTGCCGGGCATAACCGAACATCGTTTCAATCAACTGCAAGAGATTGAAGCAGTGCTCAACTATCTCAACATACAGTTGAGAAAGATACGTCGACGTCACTTCCAAAAATATCTCGAAGGCTATGCTCGTGCGCTGACCAGCCGTGACGCAGAGAAATATGTGGATGGAGAAGACGAAGTGATTGATTTTGAAACCATAATTAATGAAGTAGCATTGTTACGCAATCGTTGGTTAGGTATCATGAAAGGTCTTGACACCAAACAGTGGCAGATGGGCCATATTGTTAGACTGCGCACAGCTGGCATGGAAGACATACAAGTATGAGCGAAACTATATTACCAGGAATCAACCCTCCTCCAGAAAGAGTGACCAAGGAAGGCAATATAATACATTATGCTCTTTGGAAAGAAATATCAGCTGATTTACTGAGAGGTGGAGAAGTTGCGGTACAAGTAATTTTTGAACAAGACTGCCGACGCAAGGGCATAACTCGACAGGATATAAAAAATCATATATTAGTGTTTGATCTCAAACCCGAAGGTATTTCGTCAGACGATTTTTATAACTTTTACAAATATCTTGTTTTTAAGTTAAAAGTACCATCCTCTAACATAAGAGTAGTGTTCAGCGCAGTTGAAGATGTCACTGTTTTACCTTACCCGGCTGTTAGTCTGCCAGACAGATTGATCTATAATGGTAACTGGTACATGCATCTTGAGCACTACCATATAGACTGGGAATCTATTCCCATGACCCACAAGCTAGTATGCTTGATGCGTAGAGCCAGCGTTGGTCGAGGCAACCTTGCCAAACGACTGCTGGCCAAAATCAATGTCAATGATATGATCATGACATTTGGTACCAACGGAGTTGATGCCAGCGACGAAGTTAAAAAGTTAGTATATCCGCAACCGTTTCCAATGATCGTAGATCGACCCATGGCCGATGAGGTTTTTCAGCATCGCATCGATCACGAAAAGTTCTATCAAGCACCGTTAAACCTTGTGGTAGAAAGTTCCAGCCAGCTTGACCCTAACACATGGACTAGTATATTCATCACAGAAAAAACATTCAAGGCCTTGGCCTGGCATCAGTTTCCTGTGTGGTACGCTGTTCCTGGACTGGTCAATGAAGTCAGGAAAATAGGGTTTGATGTATTTGATGACATATTTGATGGGCATGCCTACGATCAAACACAAGATCCTTGGACTCGCATGACACAAGTAGTGCAGTTAGTGTCTAATATTTGTAAACAAGATAACCTTGCATTATTTCGAAAACAACACTGGAATAGATTGTTACATAATGCTCAGTTGATAAAACATATATATGACACTGCTCTAGATAAACACAAGCAAGCCGTTAATGGACTAATACATGGCAAATTTTAAAAACGCACAAGAAAGTCATGCACACAGTTTGAGAATTCTTAATGATCTCTACGAACACGACGACTTCATGGAAAGTGTTGGTCGTGTGATGGATCTTGGCTGTGGATACGAAGCTCTGGATCTACAATGGTGGGCCACTAGAACCACTAGAGACGACGAACCTACTCCTCTAAACATTAGATGTACCGGCATAGACTTATTGGATAACATCAGTAGAGAAGCCAAAGACGCCAACATAACTTATGTTAGAAATGATTTGGAAACACTACAGCAGATCAAACACAGCCAAGATATCCTATGGTGCCATGATGTGTTTCAGTACATGATCAATCCTTTACAGTGCCTGGCAAACTGGCGCAGACTATGTGCCAAAGATGGTATGTTGGTACTGGTAGTACCGCAAACTACTAACATAGAGTTTTCACGACAGTCCTTTGATCAACCATCGGGTTGTTACTACAATCATACCATGGTCAGTTTGATACATATGTTAGCTGTCTCAGGATGGGATTGTCGTTCGGGATTTTTCTTAAAGAATCCTACTGATCCTTGGTTACATGCCATAGTTTATAACAGCAATCAAACACCCAGCGATCCTAAAACTAGCACCTGGTACAGTCTGGCAGAAAAAGGTCTACTGCCCGCATCCGCCGAAGAATCCATCAACAAGTATGGTTATCTACGTCAGCATGACCTAGTTCTGTCTTGGATTGATAAGAGTTTGAGCTGGATGGGGCATCAATAATCACAAAAAAGCATGGTAATAATATCCGGGGATAGTTGGGGATGCGGCGAATGGCCACAAAGATACTCTGGTCCAGATGAAATCTTGCACGGCGGTCTTGCATGGTACATCAGAGATTCAGGACAACGAGTAATCAATCTGAGTCAAGGAGGTTTCAGCAATCAAGATATATTGAGATCTATCCATAGATTTTTTATATCTGGAACACATTTACATCTAGTAGAAACAGTACAAACTATTTTTGTCTTCCAGACTGAATGGTATCGAGATTTTTCTCCAGCGACTTACTGTATAGATTTTGATACAAACTTCTTAGATCCTTTGAACGAAG